AGGTAGCAGGATATTAAACTCTTAAAATAAGGAAATATCATGGCTAATAATTTACTAACCATTAGCAAGATCACTAACGAAGCGTTGATGGTCTTGGAAAACGAATTAACATTTACTTCAGAAGTTGATCGTAACTACGATGACCAATTCGCTGTAGTAGGTGCAAAAATCGGTAACACAGTTAACGTTCGCAGACCAGGTCGTTTCATCGGAACTACTGGCCCAGCACTTAACGTTGAAGATTTCAATGAAACTTCAGTTCCAGTAACATTATCAACACAATTCCACGTTGATACACAATTTACAACACAAGACTTGGCATTATCTTTAGATATGTTTAGTGACCGTGTTCTTAAACCAGCAGTTGCAGCTATCGCCAACAAGATTGACCGCGATGGTTTAGTAATGGCTAAAAACAACACAGCTAACATCGTTGGCACAGCAGGCACACCTCCAACAGGTTTAATCACTTACTTAACAGCAGGTGCTTATCTTGATTCTGAAGGCGCTCCACGCGATGGTCGTAGATCATGTATCGTTGAGCCATTTACATCTGCAACAATCGTTGACAGCTTAAAAGGCTTATTTGTTCCACAAGAAGCAATTGGCGAACAATACCGTAAAGGTTTAATGGGTCGTGATTCAGGTGGTATGAATTGGAAAATGGATCAAAACGTTGTTTCACAACAATTCGGTTCATATTCAAGTGCTACACTTTCATGTAACGTTACAACAGCTACTGGTTTCTTAACAAGTGGTTGGGCGCAAAGTTCTAACATCACTATCGGTGCAGCTTCAGCTAATGCTTCGCTAAACCAAGGTGACGTTATCACTATCGCTGGCGTTTATGCAGTTAACCCACAAAACCGTCAAGCTTATGGTTCTAACAAGCTCCGTAACTTTGTTGTTAATTCACCTGTAACTATCAGTTCATCAGGCACAGCTACTGTAAACGTTTCACCAGCAGTTATTACTGCAGGTCAATTCCAAAACGTATCAGTAACTTCAACTGGTTCACAAACAGTTACACCATTTAACAATACTGGCGCTGTTTCACCACAAAACATCATTATGCACAGAAATGCGTTTACATTAGCAGTAGCTGATCTTGAGTTACCTGATGGTGTTCACTTTGCAGGTCGTGCAAGTGATAAGGAAATTGGTCTTTCAATGCGTGTTGTTCGTCAATACACAATTAACAATGACTCAATTCCTACACGTCTTGATGTTCTATACGGTTGGGCGCCACTCTACCCAGAGTTAGCTTGCCGAGTAGCAGCTTAAGTAATTTAACGGACAGGGGGGAGTAAAATCCCCTCTAATTAGAAAACAAAAAAAAGGAAAATTTATTATGGCGAATCCAGGCCCAGCAACCACCGTTGCAGCTCACCCATCCCAACTAGGCACTAATCAAGCTAACCGCTTATTAGCTGTTTACAAAGGATTAAGCACAGCTGCAGCACAAGACTTTAACCTTCCTATTATCAATTCAACTACATATTCTGTTCAACAAATTGTAGTTGCAAATGCTAATAACGCAGGCGCAACAGCAGACGTTCACACAGTAGTATTTGGTTTATATACTGCTCCATCACAAGGTGGAACAGCTATTTACACAGCGGCAGCTTTAACAGGCGTAACAGGCAACACAGTTACTGATGTTATCAGCCCAACTACAACTGCAGCACAAACTGCTCAAAACCTTTATGTAAACATTTCAACACCATTTGTTACAGCAACTGTTGATGTTTATGTATTTGGTTACGACTTAAGCTAGTAAAAAATATAGAAAGGGAAGTTACTTTAATTGGTGGCTTCCCATCTATTTAATATATAATTACATAACTAGAGTTTTCTAGTTTTCTTTGCAAAGGAAAATTAAATGTCATCAACAACAGTAGCTCGTGGTAATGCACACGAAACGTTTTACATTGCGCCTACTTTAGCTCCAACTTCAGTAGCAGCAAGCACAACAGCAGTTCAAACTTTTTCAGTTCCAGGCTTATTAACAACTGATTTTATTAGTTCAGGTGGTTATATTGCTAATCAAACAGCAGGTATTTTTATTGCAGAAACTGATTGCTTAACAAATGGCGTATTAACAGTTCAATTTGGTAATTGCACAACATCTTCAGCAACTCCAGCTTCAGGTGTTTATGAATTTCAAATTGTTCGTTATGAAGGCCCAGCTCCTGTAAACGCAGCTTAAGGATAAATCATGGCAAATACTTCAGTAATCCGTTTAGCTGGCCCAACAACAACATTAACAGTAACAACTTCACAACACTCTGCTGTTACTATTAATGATTCAACTAATGACCAAGTAAACTACGCTGCATTTTTAAATGCAGGTGCTTATCCATGTGCAATTAAGTTTACACCAGGCACAGCAACTGCTGCGGCTAATGCAGTATTTGCTACTGATGGAAACACAGGTGATTTTATATTACCTGCAATCATGGAAACTCCTGTAGTTTTAGCAGTTCCAACAACACCTTTTTATTTAACAGCAATTGCGTCAGGCGGAACAACAGCTTTATACGTTACACCAGTAGCTGACCAATCTTAAGGGAATTTAGATGTCTGATCCTGCAAAGACGATAGATCAGAATATTCTGCCTGTTCAGGCGTTATTCAATCTAGACAATACGTTTAATACGTTTATTGGGCAGGGTCAGCCATTCTATGCCACACTTAATCCTGTTCAATCAGGGTTAACAATCACGAATTCTACGCTTGATAGCTCACCTATCGGCTCAACATCACCTTCAACAGGTGTGTTTACTAATATATCGACCACAACAGGTCAAATATCTACTACTCCATCTAGCAATACCGACATAGCTAATAAATTCTATGTTGATACTGTAGCGCAAGGTTTAGGCCCTAAAGCTGCTTGTCAAGTAGCAACAACAGCCAATATTACGCTTTCAGGCATACAAACTATTGATGGTTATACAATTTCCGCAGGCGATAGAGTTTTAGTTAAAAATCAGTTAACTTCTGCGAACAACGGAATTTATATAGCATCTTCAGGAACTTGGTCACGTTCTACTGACATGGATGTATGGTCAGAAGTGCCAGGTGCTTATACAGTTATTTTAAATGGCACTACAAATATTGATACAGGTTGGGTTTGCACAGCATCAACCACAGGAACAATTGGCGTTACAGCAATGCCATGGGTGCAATTTTCTAATGTAAATACATATACCGCAGGAACTGGCTTAACTTTAGCGTCTAATCAGTTTTCTATTACAAATACAGGTGTTACAGCAGGTTCTTATGGCTCTGCAAGCCAAACTTTAACCGCTAATGTTAATGCACAAGGTCAATTAACTTCACTTTCTGCTTCAAGTATTGCTATTTCCAATAGCCAAGTGTCAGGATTAGGCACTTTAAGCACCCAAAACGCTAATTCTGTAGCAATTACAGGCGGAAGTATCAACGGAACAACGATTGGCGCTTCTACAGCCTCTACAGGCGTTTTTACGACCCTTGGTGGCACAACAATTACTGCTTCTACACAATTTAGTGGCCCAGGCACAGGTTTAACAGGAACTGCAACAACATTAAACATTGGTGGAAATGCTGCAACTGCTACAACAGCAACCACAGCAGGATCAGCTACGACTGCCACAACTGCTACAAACTTGGCAGGTGGACTAGCTAACTATATTCCTTATCAAACCGCAGTTAATACAACGTCATTTTTAGCACCTAGCACAGGCGTTTTACAATATAACAGCGGATTAGCTTATACAACAACACCAACATTAACAGGAACTAACTTTAGCGGTATTCCTAATGGTGCTTTATTAAATTCTAGTATCACCATAGGTTCTACATCTATATCTTTAGGTTCTACTGCTTCAACGCTAACTAGCGTAACAATGGCAACACCTACAATTTCTAGTTATGAAACTTATACAGCAACTTCAGCGCCAAGTTATAACGCAGGTCGTTTATGGTATGACAGCACTCAAAACGCTTTGGCTTATTACAACGATGTTACAAACAATACATTACATATTGGCGAAGAAATACAATTAAAAGTTTATAACAATACAGGCTCTACAATTAACGTAGGTCAACCTGTATATGTTACATCTACAAGTAGTGGATATACTTATCCTAATGTGGCTTTAGCTATTGCTAGTAGTTTATCAACAGGAAATGTTATAGGTTTAGCAAATCAAGCCATTCCTACAGGAACAGCAGGTTACGTTACAACTATTGGTTTAGTTCAAGGTGTAAATACAGGAAGTTATACAGTAGGCGATACTTTATATTTATCACCATATTCTGCTGGTTACTATCAAAATACAATTCCACCAACAGGCTATGCAATTAAACTAGGAACTGTAGCTTATGTAAATTCAAGTAATGGTGCAATTTACGTTAATAAAAGTATTTTAACTGTTCAAGCAGGAAACATTGTAGGTCAAGTGCCTTTAGCTAATGGTGGAACAAGTGCTAACTTAACTGCTGTATCAGGTGGAATAGTATATTCAGGATCATCTGCACTAGCTATTAGTGCAGCAGGTTCAACAGGTCAATTCTTACAATCTAATGGATCAGGCGCACCTACATGGGCTACACCTGTAAGTTATGCAAGTGTAACTGACGATACTACAACCAATGGAACTAGATACCCATTATTTGCTAACCAAACTTCAGGTTCATTATCTACTGAATACACAAGCTCTACAAAATTACAATATAACCCATCAACAGGCGTATTTACATCAACTAGCTTTAGTGGTGCAGGAACAGGCCTAACAGGCACAGCGTCTAGCTTATCTATTGGCGGTAATGCAGCCACAGCCACAAGCGCTACAAGTGCCACATCTGCTACAACTGCAACTAATCTTGCAGGTGGCGCTAATGGTTCAGTTCCTTATCAAACGGCTTCAGGAACAACTACATTTTTGGCTGCAAGCACAAACGGCTATGTAATGACTTTATCAGGTGGCGTTCCTACATGGTCTGCCGCAGCTTCTTCAGGCGTTACAATTTCTGACGATACAAGCTCTGTTACTGCTTACTATCCTTTATTTGCAAGGGTAACCACAGGAACTACAACTACCGAATACACAAGCTCTACTAAATTAACTTATCAACCATCAACAGGCACATTAACTGCTAGCTATTTAACACCTACAAATGCTGTCGGTATTGCTTATGGTGGAACAGGTCAAACAACTGCAAATGCTGCATTTAATGCTTTAGCACCATCACAAACATCAAATACAGGTAAATACCTAAAAACAGACGGAACTAATACGTCATGGTCTACCCTACCAAGCAGTTTACTGATATTATTACACAGCGGATCATCAACAACGAGTGTATCTGTTGCAAATGGCGTTTTACCTATAATAAATCATAGCGGTTCTACAATTAACGTAGCGGTTACTTAACAGGAAATTTTATGGCAAATTTTTATCCATTAGTGCTTACAGGAACAACATTAGAGGAGCTACAGACTGCTGACGCTCTTATTTTACAAACACCTGCATCTGGAACTTTAACAAATTGTTCAGGTTTACCGCTATCTTCAGGCGTTACAGGAACATTACCAGTATCTAATGGCGGAACAGGTGCAACGACTCTTACAGGAGTTATTAAAGGAAATGGCACATCTGCTATAACTGCTGCAACCGCAGGAACAGATTTTGTAGCGCCAGGAACTGCCACTAATTTTACCGCTCAACAATATTTTGGAACAGCTACTTTAACAGACGGTGCAACTATTTCATGGGCAGCCAACACACAACAAGTAGCCACAGTTACATTAGGCGGTAATAGAACAATGGCAGCACCAACAGGTTTAGTATCAGGTGCTTTTTATGCTTTAAACGTAATTCAAGATGCAACAGGTTCAAGAACATTGACATGGAACTCTGTATTTAAATGGACTGGTGGTGCTGCACCTACACTTTCTACTGCAGCCAACGCTAAAGATTTCTTTGTATGGCGTAGTGACGGCACAAACTTATACGAACAAGGTCGTAGCTTGGGCGTAGCTTAATTAACATTTAAAAATACAGAAAATCAAACTATGAATACTAGCTTAAGTAAGTTAAAATATAGCCCATTGAAGGGTGTTTAAGGACAATTTATGGGACAATTAGTTTTTCAAGCGTCATTAGGCGGACAAGTAGCATTAGCAAACACTAATACTTCATCTAGTTTCACATTAACATTACCAAATGTTACTGATACTGTAGCAACTTTAACTTCACCTACTTTTGTAACACCTGCTTTAGGCACACCAACTGCAGGCGTTTTAACAAATTGCACAGGATTACCTTTATCAACAGGAATAACAGGAACTTTGCCTATTAGTAGTGGTGGCACAGGAACAACAACATCATTTACCACAGGCTCAATTGTATTTGCAGGCGCTTCAGGCGTATATTCTCAAAACAATGCTCAATTTTTTTGGAACAATTCTAACAACAGATTAGGTTTAGGAACTGCATCACCATTAGCTAAACTATCTGTAGTAGGCACAGGATATTCGCCTAATATTACACTTACAGACGCATCTACAATAGCTTGGGATACATCTACAGGTCAAACAGCAACATTTACCTTTGTATCTAGCAATAGAACAATGGGTGCGCCAACAAACTTAGTAAACGGTGCATTTTACGCATTAGCAGTTATACAAAACGCAGGATCTAATACACTTACATGGGATTCTGTGTTTAAATGGACAGGTGGTTCAGCACCAACATTATCAACTGCTGCTAGTGCAAAAGATTATTTTGTGTTTAGATCAGATGGTACTAACTTATATGAACAAGGTCGTAGTTTAGGAGTAGCTTAATGCTTAATTTAGTAGCAAACGGTTCATCAGGATATACAATATCTAACTCTTTAAGATTAAGAAGTAGTGCATCTGCATATTTAAATAGAACATTTGGTAGTGGTGGCTCTCAAACAACATGGACTTTATCTTTTTGGGTAAAAAGAGGTGCATTTGCAAGGGGAAGATTATTTGAAGCAAATGGCGGAACTGCTGATACTAATTATTTATATATTGAATTTATAAACGATCAACTTGATATTGCTGGTTATAATACAGATTGGTTAAAAACTACGCAAGTATTTCGTGATCCATCTTCTTGGTATCATATTGTAATTGTTGCAGACACAACTCAAGCAACTGCAGCCAATAGATTAAAATTATATGTTAATGGTTCACAAGTAACTGCTTTTGCAACTGCTAATTATCCTGCTCAAAATAGTAATATTGGTTTTAATGGTAATTATGCTCACTACATGGGTGAATCTGGTCTTGCTAGCACATATTATTTTGATGGATATTTAACTGAAATTAATTTTGTTAATGCACAAGCCCTAACACCATCATCATTCGGCTCTACAAATGCAACCACAGGCGTATGGCAACCAGCTAAATACACAGGAACTTATGGCACTAATGGATTCTATCTAAACTTTAGCAACATAGCTTTAACATCAGGTTCTAACACAGGACTTGGTAAAGATTATTCAGGTAACGGAAACTATTGGAATACTAATAACATATCTGTAACTGCTGGCACAACTTATGATGCTATGACAGATGTTCCTACGCTAACAAGTGCGACTGTGGCTAATTATGGAGTATTAAGCCCATTAAATTATAGAACTTTTACAGGATCTACTTTGCCTGTTATTACAAATGGCAATTTAAACGTAACTACAACTAGCACAACAGCTTCTTGTATTGGAACTTCAACATTAGGAGTTACAAGTGGAAAATGGTATTTTGAGGTAACTTTTTCAGGCACAGGTTCATTTAATGCTTTTATTGGTGTAGTTAATGGAGTTTTATCTAATACAACTGCAAATGATTTAGGATATTATGCAAATGAATATTCTTATAAATCAGGAAATGGTTATACATACAATAATAACGTATCTACTGCTTATGGTGCTTCATACACAGGCGGTGATGTTATTGGCGTTGCATTAGACTTAAATGCTGGAACTCTTACATTTTATAAAAACAATGTATCACAAGGAACTGCATTTTCTAGCTTACCTTTAGGTGATTATTATTTTGCTGGATATGACGTATATCATAGCAATTCTTTATCA